GTGCTATTAGTGGCGGCAGGCTGAAAACCATTCAACCGACCGGAAAAAGAATCTATATAAAGAGAGAAGACCTGCTTGAATGGATGAATCATGGGGAGGTAAAAGATGAATGAAACGTGGCTAAAACTAATCCCTTGGAATGGTACATTTGAAGAAGCCATTCAAGAAGCTGCACTTAAGATACTTCAAGCGGCCATAAAAGCAGAAATTTCAGAGGCGGACTCAATTGCAAAGGAATCAGAAATTCTCACGATTAAGGAGGCTTCTGAAATATCGGGGCTTGCAGAGATAACGCTCCGCAAGGCTGGCAGGACTGGCAGACTCAAGATACAGGGTGGCAATGGTGCCCCGCGCCGCATTCTCAGAAAAGACCTTTATGAATTTTTGGGAATGAGCGAAAAACAGGTGGAGGGTAATAATGAATAACAAAACCCAAGCAAACTTCAAGCAAACCTCAAGCAAACCTCAAGCAGATGCTCAAGCAACATTTCAAGCTTGCTTGAACTCTGGTGATGAAAAAGAACGCAGGCCAGCTTTTCTGTTTTATTATAAGGATTGGCTTTCGGACTCTGGCGTGAACAAATTATCGCGCGCCGAAAAGGGGTTTTATATCGACCTTTTATGCTACCTTTTCCAAGAGGAAGGTTATCTGTACACCCCTGAAAAACTGGAGGATGGAGATATACTGGAGATGATGAATGTATCCAAACAAGAGGGAGAAAAGGTTATCAATAAACTATTGAGAGTTAAATGCTTATATAGGAACGAGCAAGGCTATATTTACAATAAAAGGATGGTGAGAGAGATTGAAATTTATAAAGCAAAACAGGAAGCTGGCCGCAAAGGAGGAAGGCAAGCAAGAGCCAACGAAAGGGCAAGCAAAGCTTCAAGCAAAACTCAAGCAAAACTCAAGCAAGCTTCAAGCAAAACCCAAGCAGGCAGTGAAGCAGACGCTCAAGCAAAATCCAACATTGCAGTTGCAGTTGCAGTTGCAGATATTAAGAACTCTCTCTCTACCGCGCGTGCGCGCGAAAAGGGAGAAAATCCAGAAACTGGATTGCCGGATTATCACATCGAACCACCGCCGGGGATGCCCAAAAGCCTTGAGGAGGCAATCACGATGGCTGAGATGGCAGGAGTCCCTGCAAGCTTCACCACGGACTTTGCATACCCGAAGCTTCTTGCTTGCGGGTATCGGGATGGGAATAACCCCATACGCAACTTTGGGCAATGGACAAAGGTGTATCACTCGAACTGGCAGAATCTTGAGAAGCGCAGGGATGCAGAGAAAGCTGAGCGAGCCAAGCCGCAGGCGATAAAATCGAGAGGGCACCTCTTTGACGAGACGCCAACAAAAGAATTCAAATTTTAACCAAAGGTAAAAATGAATACTACAAAAAGTTTAGAAGAGATTATGGCCAGCGTGGCTCGGCAGATTAAACCGCAGCTTGTGAGTGATGCGGAAAAAGAAACCCTTGAAGCTGAGCGTCGCAAAGAAGAGCGGAAAGACTGGGCTGCCCAAGAGTACAAAAAACTGGAAGCTCCCTTGCGGCTCCGAAGACAATCGGACAACCTGCGCCATGACGGCGATTGGGGCTCTGCTCTGGGTGCGCTCAAGCAAAAACTTGGAAAGGGAGGAGTCTTTGTTTTGCGGGGGCCGAGCGGCACGGGCAAGAGTCAAATGGCGCATGAGCTTTGCAAGTTTGCAATTTTAGACAAGGGTATGACAGCCAGATTTACCTCTTTTGCCACAATCCAGCTTTTACTCAAAAGCTCTTTTCGTGACAGGTCGGATACAAGCGAGTTTGATATTATCAAAGGTCTTTTAAAGCCAGAACTCCTTGTGATAGATGAGTTTGACTGGTGTCCGCTGGGAGATAAAACCGTGACTGAAAACTACTGGCAGAACATTGCTTACTACATCATAAACGAGCGATGGGGTGATGCGAAAGACACAATCCTCACGTCAAATAAAACGGCGCAAGAGTTTGATAGAGAAACACTTGCAACAGTGAAAACAAGAATCAGCCAGACTGGTGGGGTTATTACAACCGAGGGATGGACAAACTGGAGGCTGAAATGAGAGACAATCTTTACACAATTGGTTATCAGGGCAGAACGCTTGCGCAGCTCATTCAAACGCTGCATGAAAACGCTATTACCCTGCTCTGCGACGTGCGCAAGAACGCTATATCCCGCAAGCCTGGGTTTTCTAAGGCGGTGTTACAGAGTGCCTTAGAAGCGGCTGGCATCCGGTATGTTCACCTTCCCGAACTGGGAACTGACTCAAAAGACAGACCACCCGCAGGTGATAACAGCTATTTAACCATTGCTTTTTTCACGAAATACATGTTGCAATTAAGAGAAGAACCAAAAAAACAGGAAGCCTTGCAACATATTAAGGTTTTAATGTATCGCAACCGAGTGGCCTTAATGTGTTTTGAGAAGAATGTTGAAGAGTGCCACCGCAAGATTATTTTTAACGAAATTTTAGGAACAGGAAAGGAAGAACGACATTTATGAACAATGAAATTGAGCGGCTAAAAGCCGAAAACAAACAACTCAAATCAATAGCTAAAAGCTTTTATGGAATAATTAAAGATTATTTTACTGAGCTAAGCGGTTATGATGTAACTACTGGCCCTTTGAGTGTCATGATTGGTTATTTCGATAAGTTTTTTGCCGAAGAAGAGCCAACGCAAAAGAAGGAAGAGCCAACGGAAAAAAAGGAGAAGAATAATGACTAAGCATATACATTTTATCAAAAACGATATTGCCCAGAAAGCCTTGAAGCTTTACGAGCAGGGTGAGCGCATCGGTCTTGTGGAAGACTCTGGCGATGGGAGCTTTTGCATAACCCCCTCCAAATCAGAGCAATGTTTACTTAAATTGATTAAAAAATACAAGACAAGCAGCAATTGTGCTCTGGCAACGCTTGAGAATTGTGGTGGACAAGACTTTGGCTTTGAGATAATAAGATGAAACCACACCACAACCCAAGACTCGCCCAATTCGGGCCACAGCATAGCCAAGGCGGCGTTTTAAATGGCGGGGAGTATAACCGCAGCCGGAGGGCAATCAAAACGCCCCAGAATCAAAATATGAAAGAAGTTTTACTAGCAGGAAACAAATGAAAATGATTTTAGCGATAATGCTTGTTGGTGTTTTAATGCTCCTAGCTCTCACCGTGGGGGTATGGGTGATAGCTGTAATGTGGTTTTTAATCAAAGAACTCACTGGCATTGAAGACCTTAGAGAGCTTATGGACATTTTTACCAATAAATAAAATGGAATTTGATTTTGAACAAATGCAACCGGACTTCGCGGGCGATAACTTTTTTGAGAGTGTGCGCACTGTCTCGCTCAAAGAAATTAGCCCAACACCAATCGTGCATCGTGACAAGGTGCGTGATACCGAGCGCCGAAAACTTAAATTGCTTTCTCGCCGTCACACAGCTCATGATTTTGTGGGGGAGATTACACCTGGTTTTTATATCACTGGGTTTACCATGGGTCAGTTTTCATTGATTGATGTTGTGGCTGCTGTAGTCAAACAGCTAGGACCACTCCATGTTGTTATGAGTACTTGGACGGTTGCGCGCGCTGATTGTACTGAGCTTTTAGACATGCTTAATGACGGTTCATTCAAAAGTTTTCGTCTTTTAATCGACACTACGTTTCAAAAACGGCAGCCAGCTATCACTGATACAATCCGCAAGCAGTTTGGAGCTAGTTCAATCACTGTGACACGCAATCACGCTAAACTCTTGCTTTTGTCAAACGCTCAATATAAAATCTACGGGGAAACGAGCATGAATCTCAATTTTAATCCACGGATGGAGACAGTCTCGCTGAGAGATGATCCAGAGCTTTTTGATTTTTTTCAGGGAGCGATTAATCAAATTTTTAAACATCATGGAGACCAAGAAGGTGAGGACTACCGCAGAGCACTCAGACAGTTTAGCGATTTCAAATTCACAGAGCGTGGCTGATGCGTTTTATTACCAGTCAGTCATAAGTGGCATTCCGGAGATTGACGTGCTCAAAGAGTACGCCAAACGATATCCAGAGTGTGACAGCCTCGCATCTATTAGCAAAGCTAATGATGCCTTTATAATGATAGCTAATCAATCGCCGGATGTTGTCGCTGGGAAGACAATCGCGCGGCTAGCTTATCAAGCTGGCAGAGCTCAACAGATGGGCGATATCGGCTCTTCAATCGCTGCCGTGAGTAAAATTTATGAGGTGCATAAAAAGTATGCAGACGCCCGGTCTCCACAAATTGACGGGGTTCGTGTTGAGGGATTGTACTGGCCATAAAAACGTACAGGATGAGTTGTAAGCTGCTATCATGGGGCAAGTTAAGAAAGAAGGGGAGGCCCCCTATGGGAACCCTCTATTTGTTTCGGGGCTCTCTTCAGGTACCCGCGATTTCAGACTGCCCCCATGTTTCATTTTTTTTTCAGGGCCGATTCTTTAGAGATGCCTTGAGCTGAGCTGTAGGACACCTCACGATTAGCAGAGCTAATGAGCAAAAAGAAGATAAGTAAATCTAATAAGCTTGCAGCGCAAAAGAAAGTTGTTGAAGAGGCCAGTCAACTTTTGATTCGGTTGCTGGCTGCTGGCTTGGGAAACGAAACTGCAAAAAGAAAGTTGTTGGAAGCTTTTCCGACGGTGGACTTTGAACGTTGCCTTTTAGAAACTTATTGTCACTTTATCGGTCAGGCAGAAATGCAGCGCGCAATTATCGCTGGGCAGAGCATGGCGATGTTACATGCCGCGTTTCAGTTAGCTGCTCAAAAAAACAATCCAAGCGCAATGATCTCGGCTGCTAAAGGTCGCGAGGAAGTCCATCGGAAATATCATGAAGAAAAATCAAGAGGTGCCATCGACCCAATCGAATCGCCGCCGTGGGTCGCCGCCGAAGAAAAATAATTTAAAAAAAAAACCGGAGAAAGTTAAAGGAGCTTTCCCCTCGATTCCAGGGGAAATCACTACCGACGACCTTTTATGGTTTTGGCCAGTGAATCGTCGCACCATAGGAAAATGGATTGAACGTGGTGTGATACATCGTGTTGGCTATCACTTTCCAGCGGCTGAGACACTCCGAAGAATTATCGCTGAGTACATGGATCGGTTTGGGCGCCGGTCACGGAAAGATGAAATTCAGGTTGCTCATCTTGAATTTGACCTGGCGGTAAAGAAACAAGATTATCTACTCAAGAGTGATGTTGAGATTGCGATTGCCAAAGTGTTTTCCATGTTTTCGGAAAACCTAAATGAGTTGCCAGAGCGCTTGGCGACGTTAGTTGCCCCCGAGACGCCTGAGCTTGCTGAAGAACAAATCCGCCAAGTGATCATAGAAGTCTTGGAAGGTTTTTGTCTGGCGGTAGAAACTGAATTTAAAGTTGATCCGCTTGAAATTGAACCGCCTCCAAAAAAACCGAACGAGGAGGACTTCCATGAAGAATAAGTTGGGTGTGGATACTCGTCAAGCTTTCCTCCATATTAAGAACATTCTAAAACCCAGAACGCGTGATTCAGTCACTGACTGGGCTTGTAAAAACATCGTTTTTTCCGAACCAGGGCGTACCGTGCCATTCTCCACTCGCGGTCGTGATTTTATGCGCGAGATCATTGATTGTGCTGCAGATCCCAAAATTCGTGAGGTCACACTCATCTCTGGCACTCAGGTAGGTAAAACCGCGGCGCTCATGGCAATCGCTGGGTACACCATAATCAATCGACCTTCCCGTATTTTTTGGGTTATGCCAACTGAGCGTGGCTATCGCAAGTTTTCTGACTCACGGTTTAAGCGGATGGTAAAGAGATCGCCTGAGATTGCTGACCTGATCACAGACCCGCGCCGAACACTCACTACATCGCTTTACTATTTGGGTGGCTCGATAGTGGAATTTGTCAACTCAAACTCCACTGACGGCCTTTCTGGCTCGCCTGCCAGAGTGGTTTTTTTGGATGAAACTGGTAAATATCCAATCTCGACTACTCGCGAGGGTGACGCCGTTTCACGTGCTAAGATGCGCTGTAAAGACTTTTCCAATCGCTTTATCATGATTACGAGCTCGCCAACCATCGAGGATGGTCCCGAGTGGCAGGAATTCCTAAAAGGTGACCAGAGGCGATATCACCTACCTTGCATCCATTGTCAGAAGCTCGTGACACTTGCTTTTTCAGAAACGTTTTACACCTTGCCGCGACTTGGGAACGAAGCTTTTGTTTACTGGGATCAGGATGCTAAAACTGGTATAACCTGGGATTACCAGCGGGTAAAAGAATCAGCTCATTTTCGGTGTCCATTTTGCAAAGGTAAAATCTTTGATCGTGATAAAGCTGCTATGATGCCAAATGGAGAGTGGATACCAACTAATCCAATCACTGACGCTTCCACGCGTTCTTATCACATCTCTTCTTTGTATGCCTCTTCTAGCTCAGCGACTAACGTTGGGGTGATGGCAGTCAAATTCATAAAAGACAAACGTGCAGGTCTTTTGTGGTCTTTTGCGAATGGTGAGCTGGCGGAACCTTGGATTGCGCAGTCTGCTGCTAAGCGCCGTGAGAAGATCATTTCAAGTTCCATGCAGCATGAGGGGGAGTGGTTCAAATTCCTGACGGCAGACTATCATTTAAACAGACCTCATCTCTGGTGGCTGGTGCGTGCTTGGAATCGGCGGGGAGACTCTTATTTGGTCGATTTCGGTAGTTGCAACTCGTTTCGTCAGTTGCAAGCTGCACAAAAAAAGCATGGCATCAAGGACCCTTTCGTTTTTATAGACTCGGGGTTTGACACCCAACGAATTTACAAGGAGTGTATCACGCACTCAGAGGTGATTGCTAATCCAAACGCTGGGCAGTTAGTCTCAAGTAAAATGGAGCGCTCCCCCGATTATATTTGTTATGGGTGGACGCCGTCAAAAGGGTTCGCGCAGCACCGCACATGGAGGGATGAGTCTACTGGTATGCCCCGAATTTTTGGCTGGGGAGAAGCAGAAGTGATTTCTGATAACGTTTCTTTGATGGTGCTTCATTATAACGCCAACGCTTTCAAAGATCAGTTGGAATTGATGCGCATTGGCGAGAGTCAATATGACTGGGCAGTGACAGATATCGCAGTTTCAAATCGCAGTGTCTATTTTAAACACATGGACGGAGAGCGCCGCCAGATTGACAAAGCTGGTCGAACGGTCACTTGGACGCGTATCTCAAATAAATGGCCCAATCACCTGTTTGATTGTGAGGTGCTCCAACTTGTGGCTGCTGCAAGCTATTCAATCTTATTAACGGTCAAGAGTGAGGACCCCGAGAATGAGTAAATTTAGAGTGTGGCCAGGTGAGAAACTACTCGCGCGCAAAGAACTAGCCGCTGCGTTGGGTGTCAGCTACAGTTATGTTCAGCAGATGTGCAATCGCGGTTTTCCAATGCCCGGTGGGCGAGCTACACTCAGGGAGGCTCGGGAGTGGCTGGCCGCTACAAAATTCAGCTACGGTTCAGTCTACATCCGTAAATCCACAGAAACTTAATAACTCTTAATAATACTTAACATTAGATAGGTTTATGTTGTCTGCCGGTCATGTTAGTATTTGGGCGTGGGTGAGCTTAGCGCATACGCCTTTGAGCTGGTAGATTTTATTGCCGATGCTGCACGTGCGGATGGCGTCTCTCTTCTTGACGCCATAAAAAGAGCTAGCGCTGCGCAGATCAAAAAAACGCAAGATGGCTTAGTACTCACAGGTGTCTCAGCTAACTCAGCTTCTTCCACTTTTTCCTTCGTATCTTCTTTTCGACCAGCGCAGATCATTCAGCTTCTTAACCTGTTGCGACAACTACATGCGCTTGCGTTAGCTGATCTAATGCGCGGCGGCAACGAAGACCCGACCGACGCAGAGATTTTAAACTGGATTCACTTGCACATTGGCGATTGCTTTTACACGTCCGAAATAATTGACTACAGGAGGGCTATCTTATGACCTTTGGCAGGCGCGTTAAAAACAGACTTAAACAGTTTGCCAGTAATTTTGGGTTTTACTCAGGGGCTAATCTGTCCCCTAGCCGGATTGCCGTTTATGGTTCGATGGGCGATTTTCACGTCGACACTAAATCCATGGACTGCGCCCAGCTGCGGAATACTTCTAGGTGGATAGCTGTCAACTCGCCTTATTATGCGCAGATTTTAAACTTGCGTCAGCTTTTAACCGTTGGGCCGCGTGGCCTGCCAGTGATCCCCAATTCGGGCGATCCCAAGTTTGATGAGACCATGCGGGTTGCCTGGGATCAGTTTTGTATGGACGGTGATCTGGGTAGCGATCTACCTTTTGAGCACTCACAGGCGATTGCCTCAATGGCGATGGACAGAGACGGTGAAACGTTCGCTATTTTATGCTGGGAAAATGAGCAGCCTAAAATTCAATGGATTGAGGCGCACCGCGTCCGGTCATTCGGTTTGGGCTCAGAAAACAATGTTGCCGATGGCGTCGTCCTCAATCAATATGGCCGTCCTATCGCTTATCAGGTCTCAGCGATGTTCAAAAACAATAATTATCGCAGATTTGCCGCTGAGAACGTTATACACTTTTACGATCCTGAGCGTTTTGGTCAAAGGCGCGGCATCCCGATTTGCACCTCAGTTATAAACGACTTTATTGACCTCTTTATGCTTCAATCTTTCGTGATGGATCAGGAAAAATATCGATCCTCACGTTTGACTGTTGTAGAGCTGCCCGGTGGCGAAAAAATTAATTTTCAGGAGCTCAGAGCCAAGGCGTTAGGCGGTGCGAACCCCTCTGCGCTTGCTCAAAGAATTGCGACTATTACTGACGACCAGAAAACCTCGATCAAAGAATCTTTGGGTGCCACGGTTGAATTTGTTCCACAGGGCACAAAGGTAAGTGATATTAAGAGTGATACGCCCTCGCCTAACACACTCAGTTTTTTTGATCATTTGGTAAACAAAGTATTTATCGGATGTGACCTGACGCGTCAATTTGTGCATCCAGTCAATATGCAGGGTACCCAACAGCGGATTGTGCTGGAAGTTTGTAATGAGGCGATGGTGGCCAAGTGGGCAGTGCTCGCTCATGGGTTTGCCAGAATTTACAAGCATGTTGCAAGCGCAAAAAAACATGAGACCAGGTCGCCTGACTGGTGGAAATGTTCAGTGTTACCACCGCGCGCTATCACCGCTGATCTCGGTTATGAAATGGAGATTATTGAGAAAGGGCTCAGGTATGGTCTTTTCACTTATGAGGATATCCTTGCAAGGCGTGGGAAGGACCCAAAAGAACATTTCGATCAACTTTTACAGGAATATGAAGATGTGGCCGCGCTAGCCAAGTCAAAGGGCGTGGCTATTCCAGAGCTAGTTAGCCGCGGGCTTGCCAGCCTGGCAGGAAACATTTCACCGCGTGCCACTGAAAAAAACGAAGATGAAGAGGAATTAGAAGATGCCAAGTAAAACGATGTTTGAAGTTGTGAATGTTGGGGTTAAAGACTCCATTGCCGAGATTAGAATTTACGATAACATCGGTATTAAAACCGATGAAACACCCGGCTACTTTGCAACCGCATTTGGCGCAGCTCTCGCAATGGTTCCAAAAAATGATCCCGTTAAAATCCGGATTAACTCGCGTGGTGGTGCGTTGCCAGAAGCGCAAGCGATCTGTGCTTTGATTCTTGAGCGCCGTGGTCGGACTGAGTGCGTGATTGATGGTGTTTGCATGTCTTCCGCAACGCTGATTGCCTGCTCTTGCGATACGGTGAGCATGGTGGAGGGTGGCCTTTACATGATCCATAATCCCAACGCCGTGCGTGATGGCGATGCAAACGATTTTAGGAATGCTGCTAAGGTATTAGATAACTATAAGTCTTTTGCGCTTAGACTTTATGCAGACAAGACTAGCTTGAGCGAATCAGAGCTTTCAGAGATGATGGATAAAACCACGTTTCTGGATGCGCAGGAAGCGCTTGAGCTTGGTTTTATTGATAAAATCATCGAAGAGGGGTTCGTGATGCTTGAGCCGTTGCCACTGCATGGTAACTTAAGCGTGCCCAATAAATTTAAAAAATTATTTACAAAAGGAGAAACTAATATGCCTAATAAAACTAATAATCCCGCTGATCCTGTCGTTAAGGATCCTCAGCCTCAGCCGACGCCGCAGCCGGAGCCTCCCAAGAGTGATCCGCAGCCCGCTCCTGAGCCAACCCCGCAGCCTGAGCCGCCTAAAAAGGATGAGCCTCAAGCTGATCCACAGCCTATCAGCCCCGAGCCACCGCCAGTTAATCAGGCGCAAATTGCTATAATGCAGGCGCAGCTTGCCGCACTACAGGCAAAACAAAAAGAAACTGATAAACGCAACGCAACTAAGTTTGTCGATTCAGCGATTCAAGCAGGTAAAATTGATAACTCTAGCAAAGATTTTTGGGTAACCCAAATTATGGATAACCCCGAAATGCGCGCTGAACTTGAGAAGCTGCCAGCTAAAACTGTCAAAGAAGCTCCCGTGATTGAGCCTGTTCACGGCTCTGTCTCGGTCAAGGATATCGAGGAACAGTTTCTTGCTTTGAATAAAGCTGGTAAAACTAACGAGAAATTTGGTCTTATGTTTGCGCATAACCGATTTCTCAAGGATGCGCTCGCCACTAACGCGGTCACAGTGAGCGATGATCTCAAAGAAACTTTTATCGAGACTAATATAGTCTTAACAGAGTTTTTTGAGCCATTGCGCGGTTTTATGGATGGTTTTACTACCACTTGGTCAGACTTGCCGAGGAAGGGCAAAGACACGATGCAGGTAGCAGTCGTTAAACGTCCGGATGATCCCGTTATCAATTACAATCCTGCCGAAGGCCTCCAAACTGGCAGCCGCGAGGTTGAGAGCATCGAAATTAAGTTGGATAAGCACAAAACTGTTGGCTTAACCTATAACAGTCTCACCTCAAACGCTCAGCCGCATGAACATCTTTCAAAGCATTTTGAAATTATGTTGCAAGACCTGAGAGAAGCAATCGTTAATTCCGTTCTTGAGATTGTTACGATTGATAATTTCTCGGGTGTAGTTGCCGCTGAAGGCGTGGAAAGCGAAGACTTTGACCGTGATCATGTTACTGCCGCGCGTAAAGCGTGTAATAAAGCTAAGTGGCCGCGGAATAACAGATGGATGTACCTCAATCTTGACTACGAGGAAGCATTGCTTAACGATTCCCGCTTAATTACCTGGGCAGGGCTCGCCGAGAAAGCGATTGCCACTTCTGCCGAGGGTATCTTGCCGCGTCTGCTTGGATTCGATATTATCGCTTCTGATTTCATTAATGATAACAGTGAGCGATTAGTCGGGTTCTGCTGCCGTAAGGATGCAATCGGTGTTGTGGGCGCTCCTTATAAAGTTGATCCCGCTGTCTCAAAGATAGCCGATTACGAGGTTATCAGCGATCCCGTCACGGGCCTCTCAATCGGTCGTCAAACTTGGGCCGAGGCCGCCAAGCGCAATGTAAACGTTGTTTATGAGTGTTTGTTTGGTGTCGGGGTGCTCAATAAACTCTCCTTGCTCCGAATGATCTCGGAGTCCTAAAGAAAGGAGGTTTTTTAACCATGAGTAAAACTATTCTCTTGGGATTTAAACGCGATGGCACCGGCCCAATCCTTTTAAAGGGCACCGAGACCAGCTCAGTCGCTCAGCGGACTTTCATGGCCGAGATGAAGGCCAGTGATACCTATGAGTGGCTTGAACAGTGGCACCGCGGTATCCCCCTTAAAACTAAACGAGTGCCGTATACTACGCAGCCTACCTTAACGGTCACGGTAGACGCTAAAAGTATTGTATATGGCGCCGCAAAGCCTAAGTTTACAGTAACTTGCACAGGATTCACGGATGGTGATACACCAAAACGTAACGATCTGAAAGGTGCCTTTGTCTTTGCTCACAGCTACGATGTGGGCTCCGATGTTGGCACCTACACTGTCACACCGTCAGGGAAAACCTCTCAAAAGTACATTCTTAGTTATGCCACTGGCACCTTGACGGTCAGTCAAGCGCCCTTGGGTGTCACGGTTAAATCAGAAGAAATTGAGTACGGGGATGCAGCGCCAACTTGGGAGCCGCAGTTCGCTGGATTTGTCGCAGAAGATGACGAGAGTAAGCTCGGCGGCTCGCCCAGCTACGCAGTTAAAGATGGAGGTGATCAGCCTGTTCCAAATGTGGCTGAGGCATCGCCAGGTGAGTACACCGTTGAAATTTCTGGGTACACCTCAACCAACTACGCTATCACGTTTACCGCCGGAGCCCTTACCATCGTTAAGAAAGCGCTTGCGCTAACTGTCAATGATGAGACCATCACCGAGGGTGGCTCAGAACCTAGTTGGTCTTTCACTGGCGACGGGTTCGCTGGTTCTGAGACCGCAAGCGTTCTGGACGTAACCAACGCCGTTTATACGGTTTACGAGAGTGATGGTGAGACTGAGATCACTGGCGCCTTTACTGACTTAACCGAAGGAACCTACGTGGTTAAACTTAGCGGTGTAACCTCTGATAATTACGATATTAGCTATGTGGCTGGCACTTTGACAGTCACTGGCGCAGGTTAAAAAAATGAATGCAGCGCAGAAAATGTTAAAGAGTGGGTTTGATAGCTTAATTCAAACTCATGGCGAGACTTTTTTCTGCGAAGGAAACACGGTCCAAGGTGTTGTCCGAGTGCATGATGACAACGCCTTGGATTTTCTTAATAACACCACGCCCAC